AGTGCTCGTTCGAGCATGGTGGCGAAGGTCTTGTGGTCGGCGTCGGCGAGCAGTGCGGCCAGCCGATGCGCGAGATCCGCGGGTCCGCGCGCTTCCTTGACCGCGGTGGCGATGAGTTTCGGATCGATCGGCTGCGGCACGCCGGCGAGGATCTCGGCGAGACGGTCCTCGATCGCCTGCTGCTCGGGCGTAAAGCGCGGCGCGGCCGAATACTTCTCGCCCGGCTGCCGCTGCTGTGCATCCTTTGCACCAGGTGGTGCGAGCGCGCCAGGCGGTGGCTGGTTCGGGTCCTTCACGACGATGTCCCCCGGCACGAACTCGAATACGCGCTCGGCGTACTGCTCGGTGACGTACACGCCCGCGGTGGCGAGCTTGGCGATCGCGTCGACCCGCGTCGCATCGAAGCCTTGCTCGTCGGCCAGCACGAACTCGGGCGCGAGGCCGGCGAAGCCGTTCAGCGCCCACAGCGTGTTGACCAGGCGCTGCATGGTGCGGCGGCACATGCGCACGTCGGCGTTGCGCCGGTCGATGCGCACCTCGTTGTGCACCTGGCCCAGCGCATAGCTGCCGCTCTGCCCGCTCGAGCCGCCGGCGTCGCTGGTGAGCGTCTGCCCGAGGATCACCTTCTGGATGCGCGCACAGATCGCGCGCTCGAAACCGGTGAAGCCATCGCCCGTGCCGTTGGAACCGACCACACTCACCTTGTCGCCCATGCCGACGGCGATCGTTGCGTCCTGCACGGCCTTCGCGAGTGCTGCAGCCATCTGATCGGCCGCGCCCTGCGTCTCGCCGACCAGGTACGGCGTGCCGAAGCGCTCGAGCCACTTCACCCAGAAGCGCCATCCCTGCGAGCGGAACAGCCACGGCCAGTACAGCCGCGCGAACAGGGCCTCGCCATACGGGTTGCGATAGCTCTGTCGGCGCGCTGTGAGGAAGAACTTGCGCGGGTCGACCTCCTCGCCCTGGGGGTTGGTCTGCGACTTGTAGAGCACCGTGCCGTCGAGCCGCGGGATGAACCACTCGAACGGCTTCTCGGTGATCTCGGCCAGGCCGATGCGGTTGCCGAGGAGCTGCGTGTACACCGCCTCCTGCACGGAGTACCCGTACGGCAGCGCCTCCATGCAGGCGCCGAGCGCACCCTCGACGTGCGGCTCGATCACTTCCCAGATGAAGAGCGCATCGGGGCTGAGGTCCTCGCCCTCCTGCTCCAGGCGCCACGGCGTGCCGAGCAGCGCCTCGCGCCGCGTATCGAGCGCCGCGGTGATCTCATCGTCACCGGACAGCGCGCGCAAGCTGGTGCGCGTCACGCCCGACTTGCGCAGGATCTCGTCGGGATCGGCGAGCTGGCCGAGCCACTTCAGGAACGGATCGACGGCCTGCTGCGAAAACAGCGTGGTGCGCGTCGGCGCGTCGCTACGAAACGTCCGCGCCTTGCGCGCCGGCGCTGCGCTGACGACCGCGGTTGCGCTCACGGCGCCACTTGCAGCGCGGTTTCGCGCCGGATGCCGCTTACCACGCTCACGTTGGTCGACGGCAGGCCGAGGTAGGCGGTGGACATCGCGTCGACCATGTCCTCGTGGTCGTCGTCATCGGTGCCGGTGAACGCGAGGAGCTCGTCGGCGAAATACGCCGGCAGCCCTGGTACGTGGTAGATCAGCCCCTGCTCGTAGCGCGCGGCGACTGGAGCGAACGCGGTGAGCTTGTCCTTGTCGCGGCGCACGCCGCGCACGTTGAGCTTCGTGGTGCGCAACAGCTCCTGCACCACGGCGGCCTGGAACTGGTTGTTCTCGATGACGATCAGCACGGGGTTAAACCGCTCGGCGGCCGCGATGATCTGCTGCAGGATGCCGTGAAAGGTCGCGCGGAATCGCTGCGCGCCCATCACGTAGATGTGTCCGGTGCGAGATCGGCATAGGGCGACGATGGCCGTGTAATCGGCCTCGTCCTTGGTGCTGATGGCAAGATCGACGCCGAGCACTATCGGCCAGGACCAGTCCGGTGCTCCAGCCTGAATCCATTCAGCCCGCAACACCGCACCGCCGAAGTCGACGTACTCGGCGAGGTACTCCTGGCGGAAAACGAGCGTGGGCTGCTCGCGTCGCCAGAATTCGATCTCCTGCGGGCTGATATACGGGTTGTCGGCGGTCGGCGCGTGGAAGAACGCCCAGTCGTCGGGGTTTTTCCTTCGCGCATCCTGCTCGAGGCGCCAGAAGTCGTTGCGCCCCTTCGGTGTGGACGCGAAGAATGCTCCGCCGCGATAGTCGGTCAGCGTGGGCGCGACGGACTGCTGCCACTTGTCGATGAGCCGGCGCACCGTGGCTGCCTCGTCGACGACGACCTTCGCGTACTTGCGACCGCGCGCCGGGTCGTCGACGTCCATCGTCCAGAATTCGAGCGAGCCGCCAGTCACGAGCTCGATGCGCTTGTCGACCTCGTTTTTGTGCCGCGTGAGCGGCTGCAGCATCTGTTTCGCGTCGCGCCACGGATCGGCGAGCAGCTTGTTCGTCGGTGCGAACCACGCGACCGGCATGCCTGCGATCGCGCCAGGCATGCCGCCGTGGTCGTCGAGCAGGTAATCGATCCCGAATACGGTTTTGCCCCACCGCCGGCCCATGCGACAGTGGTTGAACCGGCGCAGGTTGCGATGGATTCGCTGCTGGCCGGGGTGTGGGGTGATCAGTCGAACATCAAAGTGCTCGGTCATTCCGGCGCCGAGTCATAGCCGCCACCGCCACGCATGATGTGCACGGTCAGATCGTGTCCGCCCAAGCTTGGGCCTGTGATCTCGGTGGTGCTCGTCTCCTTCCACCCGGCCTGCGTCTTGAGCCAAAAGATCGCCGCCGTCACCGACTGCGGCCCATCGCCGGTGGCCTTCTTGAAGAGCGCCCGAGCAACGATAGAGTTCGCCGTTGTCTTGCCGCGGTCGAGCTCCTCTCGGAATGCCTTGCGTAGCGTCTTGAGGTCGATCGCTTTCTCGCCTGGACGCGCGAGCTGCTTCACCATTTCCGACTGCGTCACCCCGCACGCCGCCATCACGGCGACGGCCATCGACTGCTCCTTTGTCGGGATGAACGCGGCAGGCATCATTCCGCCTCGCGCTCCGCTGGAACCAGCTCGTCGAAGAGCGCGCCGTCGGACTCGCGCGCGGCTTTCTTGCCGGTGAAGTTCTGCCAGCGCTTGATGCACACGTCGACGTACACCGGATCGAGCTCGATCGCGTAGCACGCGCGTCCGGTCATCTCGGCGGCGATGATCGTGGTGCCGGAGCCTACGAATGGATCGTAGACGGCCTGCCCTTCGTTCGAGTTGTTCTCGATCGGGCGCCGCATGCACTCGACCGGCTTCTGGGTGCTGTGGCCGCCCTCGACGTTTTTGTCGAGGTTGATCTCCCACAGCGTGGTCTGCTTCCGGTCGCCGCTCCAATGCGCGGTGGCGTTCTTGCGTACGGCGTACCAGCACGGCTCATGGCGCCAGTGGTAGTGGCCGCGCGAGATCGGGAAATTCGACTTGGCCCATATCACCTGGCAACGGATCTCGAAGCCAGCAGCTTCAAGTGAGTCTTGAACCTTGCTGGCATGCCGACCGGCATGCCAGCAATACGCAACGTCGCCAGGAAATAGTGCCCACGCCTCGCGCCAGTCCACACGCGCGTCGTTGGTCACCGCCCTTACGCGGCGAGCCGCGTAAGCGAGATTCCCCTTCTGCGCCTCGACATTGCGCCAGTTGGGGTCGTACTCCACGCCATAAGGCGGATCGGTGACCATGAGGTGCGGCTTGACCCCGGAAAGCAGCGCAGCCACGGAAACCGTGGCCGTGGCATCGCCACACGCGAGCCGGTGGCGCCCGAGTAGCCAGACCTCCCCTGCGCGCGACACGGGCCGATCTGGCGCGGCCGGTGCGGCATCGGGATCAGTCAGCCCACCGCGAGCACCAAGGGCCCACGTGGCTATCTGCTCGAGCTCCCGTTCCGAGAATCCGGTGAGCGCCATGTCGAAGGCGCCGGTGTCAAGTTCCGCGAGCTCGGCGGCGAGCAGGCCGAAGTCCCACTCGGCGTTGAGGGCGAGCTTATTATCGGCGATCACCAGGGCGCGCCGCTGCGCCTCGGTCAGGCCATCGATGACGATGCACGGCACCTCCGGCAGGCCGATGGACTGCGCGGCCATCACGCGCCCGTGGCCGGCGATGATCCCGCCGCGCTCGTCGATCAGCACCGGATTCGTCCACCCGAACTCGCGCATGGAGGCGGCGATCTGCGCGACCTGGGCCTCGCTGTGCGTCCTGGCATTGCGCGCGTAGGGCACGAGCGCGGCGAGTTTCCGGTGTTCGACATGACGCTTTTGTAGTGGGGAAACGCCGCTCACAGCTGCCCCTTTGCCCGAGCTCGCGCCCGCACCAGGAACACGTAGCGCTCGGACACGCCATAGCTGCGCGCGATCGACGCCGCGCTCTCGCCGTCGAGCAGGCGCTTGCCAATGTGCTCCTCGCGCTGGCGCCACAGCAAATCGCGGCACACCGGCACCCGCAGCGGCGAGCCACCGCCGATGGCCGCGGCGAGCTTCCGGGCGAGCGGCATGCCGAGAAGCCACACGAGCGGATGCTCGTCGGTGAGGTTGTGCGCCATCGGCACGTACACGGTGCTGCCGGCGTAGACGTGAACTAGCGACAGCGTCGCGGAGGGCCCGATGGCGTCGACGACCTCGCTCATCGAGTCGGGCAGATGGTCAACCGGCATGCGGCTGCGGG